TAAACAACGAAGAATAGACGAAGATAATCCAAAAGGTGTCCCTAGAGATGGTAGACTAAAGCATCAAACCATTGTTGTACCAGCAACTCCTTCTAAGACAGAAGACAAGATTATAACTTGGAACGAACCACAATATGAATTTATAAAAGAGACATTTAATTTCTACAAGAAAGTAGAAAGCCCAGACCCTGTAGGAAGAAAAACACATCCTAAAATTAAGACAGATGAGATCTTTGGTACTACAGAAATCGAAAGATTTGTAAAGACCTGGAAAAAGATGACTCGTAAAGTTACACAAGAAATACCTACTCGTAGGAAAACTATTGTAACTATGCAACTTGAATCTCAACAAGCCAAAAGGAGAAAAAGAAAATAACCAAAAAGGGAGTGTTATGTGAAAGAGAGACTTCTTTCAAAATGGTATTAAAACTTAATTGTTTGCCAAACACTCCCCTTTTATTTAACACCAACAAATATGGAACAGATAAAACCCCAACACACACTAAGTTTCAACAATGAGAATATAGATTATTGGGTAACCTCTGATCTTCATTTTGGACACAAAAACGTAATAAAGTACGACAACAGACCTTTCACTGAAATAAAGGAACATGACCGTGCTATAATTGAAAACTGGAACAACGTAGTAAAACCAACTGATATAATCTTTATACTAGGTGATTTTGCTTTAACTAGTCAATACTACACTCGTTCCATATTAGAACGTTTAAACGGTGTAAAATACTTCCTAAAAGGAAACCATGATAAAACCCAAAATATTAAATTATTCAAAGAATTTGGAACTTTACTTCAACCAATACACAAAGTAAATATTCTAAACCAACTTTTTGTACTATCACACTATCCAATAGAGTCATGGGAAGGAATGAATGCTCAACAAAGCATACATTTTCATGGACATACTCATAGAGCTGATATACTTAGAAAAATAAAAAATAGATACAGTGTAGTTTGTAATCTAAACAATTACACTCCTGTTTTAATGACCAAACACAAACCATTATAATGTACCTGAGTAGCATACCATAAGAACTGCTCTCAGGTCTTTTTAACACCACAAATATGACATGGATTTATGACATAGAAATATACATTAACTATTTTTCTGTTATCTTTAAAAATCCAAAATCTAAAGAACTTAAAGAATTTATCATATTTGAAGGAACAAACCAAATCGATGAATTATACGCCTTTATAAACGACCATAACAAGTGGTTAATAGGTTATAATTCAATGTACTTTGATAATCAATTATTAAACTTCATATACAAGAAGCATTCTGATTTAACATTCAAGATGGCCTTTGAAATAACCTCTGAAATATACAAATTAGCCAAACTCATAATAGAGGATGACTTTACAGATTTCAAATATAATCTCCCATTTAAGTCAATGGACTTAATGAAAATAGGTGGTTATCAAAAAGGGTTAAAACTCTTAGGTGTATCAATGAAATGGCACAAATTACAAGACTTACCAATTGATTGGGACAGTTACATAAGAAGTGACCAAGTAAACATAATCAGAAAGTATAATTTAAATGATGTTGAGATAACAGAGAAACTGTTTGAACATTTAAGAGAAGCTATAATATTTAGGCACAACCTGTCTAAAACTTATAACGTAGATGTTTATACAGAATCTGACACTGGTATAGCAAATAGATTGTTAGAGAAGTTTTATTCAGAAGCAACAGGACTACCAATAAAGAACTTCAAGAATTTACGAACAGAACGTAAGTTCATAAAATTTGAATGGGTCGTATTCAAAAACATTAAATTTGAAACAGAAACCCTAAGTGATTTATTAGAAGAAATACTAGGTCATACATACTATGAAGGAATGCCTTTCTATAAAAAGAAGATATCCTTTGGTGGTGTGACATACAAACTAGGAATTGGCGGTATACATTCTGTAGACTCTGGAGAAATATTTGAAGAAACAGATGATATGTTAATCATCGATGCAGACATTGGGTCTATGTACCCAGCAACTGTAATAAACAATCACCTTGCACCTGAACACTTAGGAACTAAGTTCTTAAAGCAGTTTAGAGCCATGAGAGACGAAAGACTCATAAGGAAAAGAGAAGGTGATAAAACAAGAGCAGAAGGCTTAAAACTAATAATGAATGCTGCTATAGGTAAAACTAGAAGCAAATATTCATTCTTATACGACCCAATAGTAAACCTACAAGTAACTATCAATGGTCAACTATATCTATTAATGTTAATTGAACAATTAGTGTTAAACGGATTTAAAGTCTTTTCTGCAAATACAGATGGAATAACAACTCAAGTACCTACTACTAGGAAACAAGAGTATTATGAAATTTGTAAGAAGTGGGAAGAAGACACCAACTACGAACTTGAGTACACATACTATAAAAAGTACATCAGGAGAGACGTTAATAATTACATTGCAATACAAGTTAACGGAGATGTAAAAACCAAAGGTATATTTATACACAAACCAGCTGAGAAATTTAACAATGGAACTGATCCCTTAAACAAGGGTTGGGATAAACCAGTAGTTTCAATAGCACTATATGAGTTTTTTGTAAACAATATACCAATAGAACAAACCATCAAAAACCACAAAGATATCTATGATTTCTGTACAGCCAAAAAAATTGACAAAAAGTTTACAAACGAATTTCATTACATAAAGGATGGCAACCTACAAAAGGATCAATTACAACAATCTGTAAGATACTATGTGTCTATAACTGGTGGCATGCTTATAAAAATCGATAAAGAAACCAACGCAATAGAACGATATGAAGTAAATAAAAACATAACAGTTTTTAATGATTACTTTCATAAAGATTCATTCAAAGATTACAATATCGATTATGGGTATTACATAAACCAAACTCAAAAAATAATCAATGAAATTATAAACCAACAATTATCTTTATTCTAAATGGAAGACTTCTCAAATTATAAACCTACTAATCAAGAATTAAGATTAGCACTAGAACTAGTAGACCATGCTTATCCTTTATTTAAAAATGTACTTTCTCCAAAAGAAAAGGCTGAGATAATAGAGAGTTTGTTTGGTTGGATAGTTCCAACTGGAAGAATATCAAATTTACCATCTTTTAAAAAAATCCTGTTCAAAGTTGTTATAGTTAGTGTAACACAACACAACGGTAAATATATTGTTAAACACAAAAAAGTCAGAAAACATAACAAACATAACTAACCTAAAAACTACCTGGCTACTAATAAGGTAACCAACATGTTATTAGAAATAGATATTAACTATCTTAACAAACACCAAATTACCGCCCACCATTTTATAATTCTAAAATTGGTGAATGACGGCGACCTAAGACGATTACGAGGTTACCTTCTGAATACAGATTCCTACGGGAGTCTCCCAGAAGTGTGTAGGACTCTACACAAACTAGGCCTCATAGTCGATCCACCCTCTGATCCGCTGGCCCTCAGCACAATTAAGGTCTCCAGTAAGTTTCGTAGCACGTTATCATTTGTCGATGATCCGTTCGAAGAGTTCTACAAAGCTTATCCTACAAAGGTCTTACGACCGAATGGAGATTACGACTATTTAAGAATAGATCAGAAACGGAGCAAAAAGATATACCACAACATTATTCGTATGAATATTGAGAAACACCAGTTTATTTTAAACTGTCTTAAACATGAAATCAAAGACAAAACGGCCCGTGGTCAGATGTCTTTCTTCAAACGTATGCCTGCATGGCTCACATCCGAATCTTGGAAGGCCTATGCGGATCTGGCAGATAGCCAGGTTGCTATTCAGGATGATAATACAGCAAGCTATGGACAAGACATCGAATAAAATACTGGACTACAGACACATCGCTGAGCCAACCACCGAGATATTAAATTATATTGATAATAGACGAAAAGGAATTACCAAATCTCTTAAGACTCGATGGACAAAATTCAACAAACAATGTATGGGAGGTATTGAACCCAATACAATCTATACGTTTGCTGGAATAAGCGGTAGTGGTAAATCATCGTTCGTGAATAGTCTGGAAACGGATTTATTTGACCTCAACCCAACCGAGGATTTCGTTGTACTCTCCTTCAACTTTGAAATGCTTGCCTCACGGCAGGTAGGTAGGAAACTATCATATAAGATGAAGAAGACCACTAATGAATTATACAGTGGTTACTTGATGGAAGATCCAACAAGTGCAATGAAAGATACAGACTACGAACTAGCGAAAGAACATGCAGAGAAAATCAAGAAGTACCCTATTTACTACGTGGACAGACCTGGTACAATTGATGAAATACGCAACACTATAGAATACTTCCTTAAACGAATCATACCAGCTAAAAAATGGCTTATAGTCATGCTCGACCATACTCTCCTTACACGTGGCAAAGGAGGAGATGCTGAGAGGGAAACATTATTCCAACTGGAACGATTATTTATGGAAGTAAAGAAACTTGGAAAAACTACGGTTATTCAAGTGAGTCAGATGAATCGAGAAATCGAGAATACTGACCGAATCGTCAATACCTCAATGCATTATCCAATGCGTAGAGATATTTTCGGTGGTGATAGTGTGTTTCAAGCCTCTGATTATGTTGTCGTTCTTCATAGACCCGAACTCTTAGGAATAAGTACATATGGACCAAGCAATCTGCCTGTAAAAGAAATGATATATATGCACTTTTTAAAAGTAAGGGAAGGCGAACCAAAGATTCTTAGTTTCGTGAATAACCTCAAGTACAATTCAATCGAAGAATCTAATCCATTTGACACAACTAAAATCAGTAAGTAAAAATGACAAACACAGCATTTATAGATTTATCAAATTTTTCAGCTTTCATAGCACCTGCTGAACGTAAAGTAAGCAGAAACGGTAACGACAAAAAGAAACCATTTATTGTAGTGAACACAGACTATAACTATGGTTTATTTGTAAAGACTCTTGTAAGCAGGGCCAAAGAACTTGGCTTAGCAGCACAATCAGGTCTTTTTCAACAAAAAGCAATCTCTTCAATTAAGACAAATGAACTGATTGTTTTTGGAGATGCATCTTTATTTTGCAACTTCGATTACCGTGTTGAAACTGATATCCAGTCAATAGCATCTTTAGACAGTAGGAAGTGGAAGGTTTATGACCTAACTACCGAATTCGACAAAGTCTTAAGAAGGCTTGAAGACTATGCCAAAGCAAACAAAAAGGTATGTAATAATACCCCAACCATTGAAATCGAAATTTCAGTTGAAAGAGCAGTTCGTGCTCCTAAGACTTCACCTTGTCCAAAAGCAGCATGTCCGTTCCTACAAGGACTTTGCATACCAAGGGCAACAACTGGAATCAAAAAGTCTGATTACAACCGTTTTCAGGACTTTGTAAGCTTCACAACACCTAAACCAGCTCAGATTAAAGATGTAGCAGTACATCACAACTGGGTTAAAATAGGTTATGATCAGTATGATATAATACTTGACGCTTATGGCCGAGAGCATATCGTACATGAAAGTGGAACCTTTTTCATAAAGGAAGACCGCTTTGGCCGTAGGTACTTAGTCAACTAAGTAGTTACATCCCAATATAAAAACAGAGTACGGTGTCCGATATTATATTTCAAATAATAAAGGACTCCTTCCACAAGAGTTCTTAGCGCTAGCTAGAGACACCGACTCTTTTATTAATAATTAACACATTATAATGAGTAAAGTAACCCCTTATCAGGTAGCCCTAGTAGGCATGCCTGGCAAAGGTAAAACCATGGCTTTCAGAAATTTAGATACTGAAACAACTGGTTATATCAATGCAGAAAATAAGCCGTTGCCGTTCATTAACAAATTCACCCACTATAGTGCCCCTATAGATTGGAAAGAAACTTATCAGAAACTTATCGAATATGCAAAGAACCCAGCCATTAAAGTGGTTGTGCTTGATAGTTTTTCGGCATACGTAGACAGTCTATTAAAATTCGCAAGGGAAACCAAGCGTGGTTTTGATATATGGAACTACTACAATGAAGAAATAGGTAAGTTGTTATTCCTAATTCAAAAGTACAATAAACACATAATCGTTTCAGCCCACTACGAATGGGTAGAAACTGAGGAAGGTGCTGTTGAACGAAGAATAATGGTAAAAGGCAAGGAGTGGAAAGGTATGATAGAAAGTAAATTTACTATCGTTCATTTCGCCGACATGAAACTTATTGATCAGAAAAGAGTATACACAATTATACTTAATTCAGACGGTAAGAGTTCAGCCAAAACTCCACCTATGTTCTTAAATGAAGGAGAAGACAGTCTAGAAAACGACTACCAACCTTTTATTGATAGAATGAATAAAATTTTAAACCAATAAATTTTAATAGCAAATGTATAAAGTAGATACCACCATAGATTCAGAAGCTAGGGGATTAAACTTCCTAGATATCGGAATTCACGAGAACGGAGAACTTACTGGAGTAGAATACAAAGTAAGTAATGAAGGGAATGAGTATATGGTATTCACATTTTCCAAAGATGACAAAGTTTTAACACATACAGAATGGAAACCAAGAGACGAGGACTCTGAAAAACTCGAAAATAAAACCAAAAACCAGATAAAAAGAGTAAAACATATAATAACTAAGTTTATTCCTGAAGAAAAATACGTACTTAACGTAGAAAACTTCAAGCAATTTTGCGAAGAGACCATACGTTTACTTGGAGAAGCATATAAAGGAAAGAAAGTTAGACTAAAAGTTGTATATTCATACAATAATTACACATCTTTACCAAATTATGTGCCTTTTATCGAAACAATGGACATCCCGTTTGATAAATCCAAATTGGAAATCTCATCCATTGATAAAATGACTAAAGACAGACCTGATACAGAAATCTCCACCAGGAACCCTATTGAGGATCTTGATGAAGCATTAGATGTAACACAAGTAGAAACTGACAAAGTTCTTGATGAACTAGGATTCTAATATATTTTCAAAGGGGCGATTGGTATTATTCCAGATGCCCCTTTTTATTTTAAATTATGTACGACACCACAAAAGTAACTGATGACCTCAGTTTACAAAAGATATTATCTTATGTGGACGAACATCAGATTTATAACTGTTTCTTAAACACAACAGTTAAACTAAACAAGCCAACTTCATCTCCTTTTAGAGAAGATAAGAACCCTTCCTGGAGTTTGTTTAAATCTAATTCATCAGGAGATCTGATGTGGAAAGATTTTGCTACAGGAGAAACAGGTAACGTAGTACAGTTTGTAATGTTATTATATAACCTTACTTATTGGAAGGCATTAGAAAAGATTTGGGATAACTTGATCGCTGGGAAAGGTGTTACACCTACCAAAGAGAGAAAGTCGCTTAAAACGCCTCTAAATAGCCTTAAAACGCATGTTGGCATAAAACGAAAGAACTTCAGTAAGATAGATGATGAATATTGGGGACAATATGGTATAACCAGAAAGACCCTAAAAGACTTTGATATCTACCCCATAGAAAGATTTTGGATAAATGATATATTACAACCATTCATTTACTCCAAAAACTGTCCAATGTATGCCTTTAAGATTTTCGACAAGTTTAAAATCTATAGACCTTTATCAACATACAAAAAAGATAAATGGCGTAGTAATTGTGGAAGATACAACATACAAGGATATGAACAACTTCAAAACAACGGAGATTTACTTATTATAACCAAGTCCCTTAAAGACGTAATGGTTTTAAGTGAATTAGGATACGCCTCTATAGCACCACAAAGTGAACACGCTTCAATACCCACAAGTATAATGAAGGAAATGAAAGCTAGATTTAAGAATATAGTTATATTCTTTGACTACGATGAAGGTGGAGTAAAAGGTGCAGAGAAACTATCCGAGAAACACGACATCCCTTATAAATTCATCTCTAAACACTACTTAGATTTGTACGATATAAAGGACATAAGTGACTTCCGTAAAGAAATGGGAGAAGAAGAAACAATAATACTATTAAAAGAATTATTCAATGAACTGGATAAAAAGATTATTTCATAAACATCGTTGGACATATCATGGATATGTACCAACTTATGGCTATATACCAGGAAATCCTAAAAGATACCCTAGACATTTATGGGGAACTGCTCAAAGTAGAGTATGTGATACCTGTGGTATTAAAGATACAACCTGGAAAGTACGCTAAACAATGAAATACAAGAAGAAAGCATCACCGAACAAGAAAGTTCGTAACGCTACCATTCTTGAATACTATGGAATAACATTTAAAAGCAAACTTGAACTTCACTGTTACAAGAAATTAAAAGAACATAA